GTTCCTGCTGAACTGGCCGGTATCAGGGTCAACCTCATAGCGGTAATGGCGCAAGCAGTTTAGACCATCTGCGGTATTTTCTCTATCAAAGTAGCAATTCGGGAAGATAGTTCTCGCGGCGTTAATCGAGTCAACCACCGGCACGCGCTCCAATACCCGCGTCTTAAACCCTGCGCCGCGAACAATGTCCTCAATGCTCCGACCTGCGGCGGCCAGCGTCTTGTTCTGCGCGTCGTGCGGCAGCCAGATCGTGTCGTATACATAGCCAAAAGACTGCAAGTCAGCCAGATAGCTGGTCATCGTGCGCTGGGTGTCCTCAAAGTAGCGGATCAGCCGAGTTTCCATCCCGATAAACTGTACGAACCACCACGCCGTAGCGTCGGCCCAGCCAAGATCGCAGACTGCGTGAACCGGCTTGGTCGGGTCATACGGCACTTTCATGATCCGGTTCTCAGTCTCGGCTTTAGCCATCTCAGCACCAAAAATCGCCCCGTCAACCGTCTGCCGACACAGCCCTTCCCAAACCTGGTTATACGCCTCTTGATCCCGTGCCTTTAGCGCGTCCTTTTCAGACCGCAGGGTTTCAGGAAACCACGGGTTGTCGGACCAGTTGATCTTTTGAACCACAGCGTCGGCAGGCGGCTTCGCCACGAACCGCTGGTAGGTTTCGTCCGTCTCCAGTTCAGGGTTAAACGTGATCCATATCTCGCTGCTTTCCTTACGGATGGTCGGGATCAGGATGTTCCAGCTATTCCGGCTGACCGTCTGCGCTTCCTCGACCCAGCAGATGTCGATGCCCTCGTAGGATTTGACGTTAGCAATATTGTTTTTCAGCCCAACGAACGCAAACTCGCTACCGTTCTTGCCCCGTAGCGCGTTCTGCGTAATCTCGAAGAAGCTAGTCATCTCCAGGGCGACAATCTGGTCGCACAGAAGTTTGTGAACGCTGTCGCGGATCGATGTTTGGAATTCCCGTGCGCAGAGGATACGCAGCGGTGTCTTGGCGGCTTTGATAAGCAATGCCCTAGCAACAGCCCAGCTCTTTGCCCCGCCTCGCCCACCGTATAGGACGCGATAGCGTGTCTTTGGTGGGTTGAATAAGACTTGCGCCTTGCTGGGAAATTCAGCCTTAGCGACTATGCCCTGAAGGTCACTCATTCGGCTTAATAAATGTCACCTGAATGCCTGTCAGTATTGAACTGCCGTCAGCGTTCTCGAGCGCCACAGCCTGATGCGCCTTGCCGTCTACGCGGTCAATCAGCTCTTTGATCGCCCACGCTTCGCCTTCCTCGGCTTTCTTGACCAGTTGCTCGGCAATGTCCCTCAACCGATGCGGTTCTTGCGTCAGCACAAGTCGCAGCTTGTCGTAGAACATCCTCGACTTAGCCGCGTTCTGATTGCCTATTGGTGCGCCACTGTTTGCCATATTGTCACAATCCCCAAGTAATTGATTCCACGAAGGAATTATTTCTTCGGCTTGTCTTTTTTCTCGGCGGCACGCTTTACGGCATAACTTATCGCGACTGCCTGCTTTACAGGCACGCCAGCCTTGACTTCCGCTTTGATGTTCTTTTGGAAAGCCTGTTTACTGCTCGACTTGGTCAGCGGCATCGTTCGCTCCTTTGCTTAGTTCAGCCAGCACACGGTTGTACTCTTGGATTGCGCCGCTGATCTGCAACAGGATCGATTCATGTTGCTTCGCCAGTTCTTGCAGTTCAGCCAGGCGTTTAGCAATTTGTTCAGGTGTCATTTCTTCTTCGCTGTTTTGGCGCTTTCTTTAAACGCTTTAGCCGTAGGTGCGCCCTCCGACCCAGGCTTGCGCATACGTTCAGGGGTCTTGCCTGCTTCCTTCTGGCGCTCTATCCGTTCACGCTTGGCGTGAATGTTTGCGTACAACCCAGGTTTAGTCGCCATCAAATTCCCCTTCGCACAACTCATCGTCGCCTTTGCTTAATCGCGCCAGCAACATTTGATAAATTGCTAATGAGGTTTCAGCCTGAATCACAAAGGTGTGCGCCTTTTGCAATTCACGCTGAACCTCGCTAATTTCAGATTCGAGAAATTCTCGGCTGATTTCCATTAGGCAATGGTGCTGACCATAATGTAATAAGTTGTGCCGCCACTAGTAATCGGTATCGTGTGCGTTGCGGCTGGTGTGCCAACTGCCGCACGGAACACACCACCAACAGCAGCCGCAGGCATCGCAATAAAATTACCAATTGCGCCCGTGCCAGAATTGGTCACGCGCAGGAACGATGCGTTGCTCCATGTGCCGCCGGAAGCGAAATCCGAATCCAGTTGCAGTGCAGCTAGGGTGCCGCCAGGGTTGGTCGAAGTCCCGCCGATGGTGGCTCTCAGAGCATTACCAGCACCGCTGATCGTGCCGCCAGTGTTCACCGACAAGCTAACGTGTGCGCCGTTCGTGGTCTGGCCAGCGCCTTGCGCAGCCGTTACACGGGACAAAGCCCGCAGAGTTTCACCAGCGCCAGCGCCAGCAAAGTCCACACGGGAATACAGGCCGCGCATATCGCCCGACGTGTGCGTGGTACGCGCATAAATTTGGTTAAGGTTGCCCGATGCGGTGTTGGCAATAGGCACTGTCGCGGTGCCGACTTCAAAACTATTTAAGGCTGGGTCAGCGTATGCAACGCCAATGGCTTGCGTGTTAGACATGATATTCCTTTCAACAATTCCAGTTCTTTAACGATGCCTTCGCCCGTTCCGCTGGGCCTTTGGCGTGCTTTACCACCCCTTCCATTCTCGCGCAAAAGCTCGCCTTGCGTCCAGCGTCAGCCTTTGTCTTTGGGTTTGGTGCTGGTGGTTTTAAATTCGCGTCATTCTTTCGGTTGTACTCTGCACGACCCTTCGCGGTCATACCCGCGCCCTTCTCGGTCGGGTTGTAATTCTTGCCCTTGCCGGTCGTGGTCTTAGGGATTGGCTTGTCGTGTTTAGCCATTCTCAGCCTCGACGATTATGGCGATGTCGGCTTCCTGAATAATCTGATAATCCTGCCCGTCAACCTCGTGAACCGGCCAATCCAGATAAGTGCCGTTTCCATATTTCACAAAATCGCCAACCTGCGCGTCCCGCACCTGTGGACCAATAGCGACCACAGTGCCCTCGTTAAACTTTTCGTTGTTGGGGACGTACAGAATGTCCGACAAACGACGCACCACAGGGCGCACCACGACGCGATCGCGCAACGGCTTAATGTCCATTTTTGGGTCTCCCTCGTTTTTTGACTTCCGTTTGCGCCATAACGTCATAGACTGGAATAGACGCGACAACGGATAGCTGGTGTTCGCCACACCAGTCCATTTCGTGCTTGTTTTGAGTTTCGGGAAAACGACGGCACAAGCCCATAACCTGGGCCTGCGTGAAGAAACGGCAGGATTTGCAACGGACATCGCTCATAGGATGCCCGTTGTTTTATTAACAATCACTTCTTTTGGTAGGACGAACGGTCGTGCGTATAGCACACGCCCTTAGAACGGCCACCGTTGAATTCTTTGTTGCTGCCGGTGCCGTCAGCCATGCCCATGCCTACGCCGTTCACAATCTTGCCACGGCGCTCACCCGACGAATCCGAAGCGGACGCGCCAGCAGGCGGCTTAGTGCCGGAACCGTAGCCCTTTGGGGTCATTTCTGCGTTGTCTTTCATGATAGTCCTTTCAGTCAAGGAATTTGAGTTTGTACAGCGTCGAATCAATCAATTCTGAAATTTCGTCAATGATATTCTGAATTTCACTGTCTTGGGGTAAATGTTCCCGTGCTTCGTCAACAAATTTCTGCATTTGTTTAAGATAAGCGATTGGGTCTTTGCCTGCGTGAAAGTCGTCTGGGTACTTCTTGATCTTAGTGTACCGACCCTGATACGCCTCGGCAAAATTGTCGGTCAGCTCAATAATGTCCTCGTAATACCGCCCCAGCGCCTTGTGCGCCGAATAGGAATCCGTGGATAAGTGCATAAAATGCGCGACCGTGCTGCTGTGAAACAGCGTAGCGATAAATTCTGCGGCTTCTTCGTCCATGTCAGCCCTAAAAAAAGACCGGGTTAGCGACCCCGGTCAAAGCAGCGAATCTTCTCAGAGGAGCGAAAAGAGACGCTGCCATTCTGTGTCATTAGGCACGGGTACGTCAACTGGCCATAATCCCGCGTCCATCAAGTTTTCCACCGTCTTACGGTGCGCCAACCACCATGCCTGCTGCCGTTCCTTGCGCGACCATTTGCTGCCCTGATCGATGTCAAAGTGGCACGACGCACATAACGCCGCGATCAAATTGTCATCCGACTTAATCGACCGGCCCTTGCCGCCGCCCCAATTGGTGTGGGCTGCTTGCACAAAATCATACGACCCGCATAGCTGGCATTCTAGCGTAGCCACCAACCGCAATAGCTTCTGGCTGCGGACATATTTGCGTTTAGGGATACTGATAACGGTCATTTTTATCGTGGTTTTTGTAAATGCTTTCCGATCTGCGGTCCAAGCAAGCGGCGCATATCCAGCGTTTTGTGTTTCTAAAAGTCCTCATTTCGCCGGTGGCTTCCTCGCGGTGCGCCTGGCAGCTTGTGCAAAACCGGCGCTTCGGTTCAGCTTCCATTTTTCTTATGCTCACGGTCAAAATAGCCGTTTTCAGCCTCCAGTACCCGCAGATCATTGGCGGCATCCGATACGCCGTGCCAATCCGCACGCGTCACCATCAATTGCAAGTAATCAATCAAAGTTTGTCGCTGCGCTTCGTAGTTGGTCATTTCAGGTTCCTCTGCCGGATTATGTCGGCTAGCTCTACTGGCTGAGCTGCGCGGCTAGCTTCTTCGCATAGCTTGGCGCACTCTGTTCGTTCTTGTTTAATCGCCCAGCGCACCGCATCGCGGGTATCGCTGTGCAGCATGATGGCCGACTTTAAGATTTCGTCGGTATTCATACGCGAAGCATTAAACCTAAGACTTTCGATAAAAATGATTCGCGGCGCTGCTCAATGCCCAAGAGCACGGCTTGCATAAATTGTTCTTCTTTGCTGAAAAAGCTAGGTCGGTAGCTTGGTGTGTAATGCGATCCGATCTTGATAGGTTCCTCTTTGATAAATTTTCCATCTCGTAACATCGTCACCTCCATTCAATGCCTTTTTGCGCTGCCCACGCATCCAGCCATTCAATAAACTCGCCAGCATCCTCTACGGAAAACTTGGCGCTCTGAAGCCCTAGTTGTACCACCCGATGCCCGTCTAGGCTCGGCACCACCGACCCGATCCGGCGGTTGGTGTCCGCAGCCCACTGGTCAATCAATAACCGCTTCCAATCCTCCAGCGTCCAGCTCGACCCCGTTTCGGCCATCTGTTTGGCGATGTCGCCAATCATGGCGTGAAACTTGGCATTCTGGTCAAGCGTCCGCGTCAGCGGCCTGATCTCAAGCGTAAATTCTTTTCCTGCTTCTAGTGCTGGCTTTAACTTCGTCCACACACTGCCCATTAAAATTTTGGCTTGCGCGATTGAACGTAGCTCAACAATCATTTCAGCCCTATCAATTTCAGCGCCTCATCGACAGATTCTACGACCGCCAGCGGTCCACCGTTCCAGTTGTAGTGCCAGATTACCTGCGCTGGGTTTAGCTTTTTTTCACTTGGCGACGCTTCACCGTTTTTGATCTCGACCAGAAATGTTTGTTTCCTGAATCCG